TCTTCAGGTATTAGCCAGATTTGTCCATCTGGATCTGTTCGCTGAATCAATTCATCACCAAGTGATGTTGTTATTTTCAAGTATGTATATTGTTCCATTATAACTCCGCACTAAACTCTAGGGCTGTTGCTGTACCACAGGCATACATTACTGCACGACCTGCTGTTAAACCGGATGCTGCTGTGCCAATAATAATTGCAGTCTGTGGACTAGCATTGGTAAATCCAAAAGCTGCATTACAGGTTACAGCTCCACCTGCTGTATAAAGTGAAAAACTACTGCCAGCACCGATAACAGAATAACTTGGTGTCGTTCTCATAGTTACTGGGAAGGCATAGACGCCGTAAGCAGTTGTCGCTGAGTCTGACATACCGTTTGTAAGGTACAAAGAAACGCCACCGTTGAAACGGTAGAAGTACCTCTGACAAGCTCCTAACTCAGTCTGTAGAGTTGGAGTTGCAAGCCCCCATGTTGTGCTAGTACCAGCGTTAAACTGTACTTTAGACACAGTCTTTGTTACACCTACTGCTGTAAATTCAACTACGACATCTGCTAATCCATTAGCAGTGAAAGTCACTGGAGAAGCTGCGTAAGATGGCGGCGTACCACCTGAATTATAAACGCGAGCTGTTGCTGTACCTGTCCAAGAAAGTGTGTAAGTACCCGATGGCACTAAACCTTGTTCGATAACTTGTTGCAAGCCTCCGCCTATGTTAATTGTTAAAGCTTGACCTTGCGTTGAAGCAGTATAAGTTAAAGTTGTAGTGGCAAAATTAGACTTCCAACGATCGAAGCCATAAACACCTGAGGCTAACGTTGCACCTGAAACGTATGCTCTTTGATTTATTGCAAAATTAGAATTGAGTAAAAGATTAACCGATGCTGCGCCACCGCCTGAGGCTGTAGCCCACGCTAAACCTGTTGCAGCTGTTGAATCAGCTGTAAGTACTTGACCATCTGTACCTACTGCCAAGCGCGCAGGAGTATCGTTAGCTGTTGCTGCGATCAAATCGCCTTTAGCGTCCACGATTGATTTAGGAGTCATTGTTGCCATTGTCGTATCAATAGCATTGCCTAACGTACGCATGGCAAGCGCGCCATTTTTTACAAGATCCGCATTATCCGGTTCTGGCCAAGAATATATCGGTGAGGTTGCCATTTAAGTTAGTGCTCCTGTCGCATTTGTCCAAGTAAGTGTACCATTTACGCCCGTCCATATTAGTGAGGCAGGCAATACTGTTTCCCATTGTGTGGTCGATAATGAGAAGTCTGTAGCTGAGATATAAAGGGTCATGTCCACAGAAGTAGGATTAGCCCTTAAAGCGATGTTCTCCACAAAGCCATCAAATGTGCCACCAAGCAGGTTGCTTGGCAGATTATTGATTAAGACAGGCTGACCGAAGAAAATCCCAATAAGACTATCCAGCATTGAGTCTGGCATATTGGAATTGTCTAGGCGAAAAGTTATAGCACCTAGCGAGCCTCTAGGGTTTTTACGAAGATTAAGCTCTCTAGTGGCAATCTCAGTGATGTCGGCTAGATCTTTAATGTTAGATTGAGTAGATTTTTCAAAAAGTCCAAAAGAGGCAATAGAATCTTCATCGGAAGTACTGTAGGTAGATCCATAATCTGTTGAATAACGATAAATCAAACTGTTACGGATACGAGCGATCTGAGTCTGAGACTGGATACTGCTAGGAGTTGCATAAGATCCATCAAGGGCAGTAAAGCCATTGGCTGCGAGGTAGTTAGACCTGTGATCGGCATCGTCATAATCAACTTTCCCATAGCGATCCTCACTAAGTTGCCCGAGTGCGCTCTGTGCTATCTGATCTGCAAGGGTTCCAGACTTAGCAGTGGCATTGGCAGTCTGACTGATCATTGTGTAAAAGCCTGAATCAATAGTGCCGACATAAGATTCCGCATCGCTCCATGTCTGAGTTGGAGGATATGTATCCCACGTCACAGTTGGAGTTATTTCATTCCATTTAAGGTTAAGAGCTGCGCCTACGATTTCATTTATTTGTGCGCCATCTAAGCCTTCTGCAAGGGCTGTGTTATAGATAGCCTTAGTTAGTTTAGAAAGGCTTCCAACTCCAAGAATAGTGCCAGTAGTTACATAGCCTGTCTCGTCTGGACTTCTAACTGCAACGTTAAAGTCTGACACTTCTCCACCGAATACAGTGACATAAGCACCTGTAGAGTCTTTAAGCTCTAGAGTGACGCTTTCTGTCACATTGATGGTAAAAGGTGCATTATCTGTATTAATGATGTCCACTTGGCAATAACCTGCCGAAGGTTGCCGATCGATGTCTGTGCGACCTGTGGCGTAACTGACAGCAGTAACAGTGGTATAGACATCATCACCTACGGTTACGCGCCATGCTGGAACCCATGTCATGGAAGCGGACTAGCCTTAATTGTGCCTCGGTCTAGAGCATCCTGTACGATCTTAGCAATCAAAGTTGCAAGGGCGTTACTGTCTCCCACAATTCCGTTAAAGTTGTTATTGACTGTAAGACCTGCTTTGTTAGCAGCTTCAATAGCAGCCAGAGTTGCAGCCCTACCTTCGGCAGACATAGCGTATGCCTGTTCTGCATTGTAACCGATAAGGTTTCCAGCACTATCAAGTCTTTGACCACCATATTGAACTCGTGGATCACTTGCCCCTGAAACCCCAGTGCCTATGCGACCTGATACAGCAGCAGCGATGGATGTAGCAGTAACGATAGAAGTAAGAATATCTTTAGCACCAAAAGTAGACGTAATTTCATTAACTTTAACCAGCGTTCCGGCTGCATCTTTTGATATCTGCGCTGCTACTGCTGCTGCGCTTGTAGCTGCTGTACCTGCTGCTGCTGCTGCTGCTATCGCAGCTGTCAAAGCTGCTGCTGTTGCGTCAGTAATTTTGATGTCAATAGTTCCACCCTTGGGAACTACTAAACCGTTTAATAAACCTATAGCCTTGGTTAAGTTATCTATGTCAATCAATGACTTGGGAAGCAGCCCATTAAGAATGTCTTTGATTTCTACTAATTTAATCTTTTGGTTTGTCAAAGCACCAAGGACTTTAAGATCTTCATTTAGTTTAGCTGTTGCTTGGGTAATCTTTACTATATCGCCTGTAGCAATAGCATCTTCTAATTCTTTTATTTGTTTCAATACTTCCAAGCGAGCAAGGTCGTTAGTAATGGCTAGAAGTTGCGCCTGATTGGTTACTTTCTTTAATTGCTCAACTTGATTTATTTTAGCTGCTTCAAGTTGAATCGCTTCCATGTCAAAAACAGTGCCACCTTTGCCAAGTGCAAGATTAGCTTTGTCGATTGCTGCTTGTAGCTTTTTATTCTTTAAGATCTTCGCTTGATTAGCCGCTTGATCTTTGATAAGTTGAGCAAGAGCTTTAGCACGAGCTAATGCTTCTTTTTCTGCTTTTGCACGAGCTGCGTCTTGCTTTAGCATCTCAGGTGTTTTTAATACAAATGTGCCTAGAGGATTTTTATTTGTTGTTGGTTTCGGCTTAGGCTTGCTCATAAAGCCAGATGGATCACCTTCAATAATTAAGTTCGCCAATGGAGAAGTTTTTGTAACAAACCAAGCCAGACCTTTAGAAGCAAGATCTAATGGAGTGTTGAGAGTTTTAATAACTTTAGAAAGGTTGACAGATAATGCAGCAGCGTTTTCAGCAGCCTCTAACATGGTATCTGCTAGATCTTCGACAGTTGTATCACCTGAAAGAATCATTAGCGAATCAATGATCCCCTTGCCTATTACTTCTTGAGCTTTATTGCCAGCCTCGGTTAAGATTAGAAGTTGTCCAGCATAAGTGTCAGCAGCTTCTCTACCTGCCCCACTAAAGTTTTTATTTAATCTTGTTTGAATTTTATCAAAATCGCTTGCAGCTAGTTCTGCCTTAGTAAGACCTGTATTGTAGTTACCAAGTGCTTTTGTGTTTCCTAGATAAGCTTGAGCAAGGGCTTTAGCCACATCGGTGACATCTAATGTCAATGCGGAAGATGTATCTATTGCAGTATTAAATATATCCTGAGCTTTTGCAGCTGATCCTGTAGCACTGAGCAAGGCTTGCATTGCCGGTACTGCCTGACCCCCAGTTATGCCATAGAGTCTGCCAATCTTATCAATGTAAGCATCGATTGCTGGCTGATCAAATGCAAGACCTAAGTTCTTAACTGTGTTTACTAAAACAGTGCCTTCGCGTTCTGCATCCATAAATGCACGAACTGACTGCTTACCAAATTGAACTACTGCTGCTGCTGAAAACGCCAATCCAAATGTGCCTGCAAGTTTTTTAGCACTTCCGTTTAATTTACCTAAAGCGGTTTCGGCTTGCTTAAAGCCTTTACCATCTAGCTTGGAACCAATGTTAATATCTATAGCCATTACGCAGCCTTTCTAAAGGTAGCGGTTCTAGATCTTTCAATAAACGTGCGCTCCGCTTTGTCGATTGCTTTAAGAGCTGCGCCATAAGCCTTGCCCTGATCTTGTGCCCACGCTTTAAGAATTAAGCGACCGCGACCTTTTGTGCTGCTAGTAAGTGCTCCAAGGTTTTCAATGAACTGTGTGCCTGCATTAGGGTTAGTTGATCGACTTACCTTTTTAGATAACCCACCTGATTTAGAACCTACCCAAGGCTGACCTTGACCATTATTGGCTCGACCTGCTGTCTCATAGATAGCACCTGCAACGGACTTATTGAAAATGGTTGCATTAGATGTAAATCCTGATCTAGTGGTTCTGCCTTGCTTAGTGGTAAAACCTATACCAGAACGAATAGCACTAGCATTGTAAAAAGGAAATCGAGCTTCTGAAAATGATCGAGGAGCCCAGCCAGACATAGGAGAATCTGAAGGCACAAAGCCTTTAGCCTTTTTAGCAATAGGAGCTAGTGCTATTCTTAATTCTGCGTTTAATTCTTTGTTTAAGTCTGGAGCAAAGTTTCTAATGGCTTTGCGAGTTTGTTTAACGCCTTCTATTTCTACTCGCATCGCTGATCTCCTTCGCTTCATCTTTGAGACCTTGCACGAGTGCTTCGAGCATAGTCTTATCTAATTCTAATAAATACTGTGGCGGGATCTGCAACCTAATACTAAGACGAGCTATTAGGTAGGTGAAAGGCAGATCTCGCTTTATGCTAAAGGGTCAGAGTCTAAAACTTCGACACTTTTGAGTGTCTCAATAAACTCCATCCCATAAGGCTTAACGGTTTCACCTGACCTGCGTGTTACTTCCCATGCTAACCAATAGACATCGCTCTGCTTTTCTTCATCGCGAAACGCCTTGTGGAAGCCCTTTTTAGCGTACTGCTCAAACGAGTACTCCACTGCTGGAGTAATTTCGCCTTCTAGTACGCTTCCATCTGTACGAACTATCTTTAGTTTTGCCATGGTTTTGCCCCTTTGTTAGTTTCTTACGCGGTTGTTACTGCAATAGTACCTGATACGTTCCATGTCACGCTCTGGGTGCTCAAGCTTGCAACATCCCCGTTAGCCGGAGTGATGTTGTTGATTAGACATGTCATGGTATAGAGAGGGTTGCTCGCTGATACTGCGTCTGAAGTCTGCTTGAATGTTACAGCTACATTAGAACCCCAGTTTGTGTTTAGTGTCTGGAGTGTCTTTGCTGTTGCTGAATCATTGATAAAGTCGATCGTAATGCTTGAAGCTTCCAAACCCTTGATATAACGATGACCCTGATCGCCAAGAGCTGTTACTTCTAGCTCATCAAATGCTCGGTTGATAGTTACAGATGTAACTAATGTTGAGAGATCTACCGCATTAACAGTTAGAACTCCAGTGTTTGCTAAATAAACTGCCATTTGGATTATTCCTCTTCTTTCTTAGTTACTGGCTTAGGTGCTGCTGGCTTTACCTGACCGATTTTGATCAGGAAGGCTTCATTATCTTTTTCCCATTGTGCCATATCGGTCATGGTTATTCCCATCTCGTTAATATGTTTACGGACATCTCGCAGCTTAAAAGGTCTCCCGATGCAGCGTTGAGAATACTTGGTGCGCTTACCGCGCTTACATTATAGACCAAAGATGATGCTGCTAACTTAGCGAACACGCTAACTACAGTATCTTCTATCCCGTTTAGGTTGCCTTCATTATCAAACAGAGGCACAGTCATAATGATCTTAAAGTTAGCCATTGGGCTTACTGAAATCTGCCCATTGTTATTGGGTGTCAAATATGGATCGTCTGGACTGACAATGCAGCTGTTAGCAAGGACAACGCTAGGAGGAAAAGCAAAAGTTGAATAACGAGCATTATCTACTAAGGCTGTTGCTAAAGTAGTTCGAAGTGTAGTTATTGCAGGTGTCGGCATTAGCCCACCATCGATGTAGGCGCAAGTGCATGCGCGATCAATCCTCTTACCTTAGCGAGTAGCTGTGCGCTCATTCGATAAGGTGAGGGCTGGAAATCGACTGCGTTACTGCCTGAAAGGGTGGCTGTACGCGCTTGCCAGATTTCAACAGCGATCATTAAAGCTGCGTTCTGTACTGCTGTATCTAAAGTGTAATCAACATAAGTATCGGCTGCTACTGATCCAAAAGGTTGCACTGGATGCTCTACTGCTGGAGTATTGTTATTGCCTGTAATGGCATAAGTGATCGTGTAATCGCCTACTCCAGTGAGAGTCTTTGATCCATTGTGCTTTGATCCGTTGCCAGTGATAACTACTGTCTGACCTACATAGAAAACCTTCTCTACTTTATCTTCAAAGTAAAGAGTGCCTGTATTGGCTGTGTTGCTGTGTGCAATATTGTAAGTAGTGTTTGTCCAGAGCATAGGCAGTAGAACTGCATCGGATGCGTCACAGACTTCTTGCAAAGTGGCATCTGGGTACAGCGTACCGACTCCGAGGGTAGTTCGGAGTTCTGCGACTGTAGTTAGTGCCATTCCTTTTCCTTTCTAAAGACTCTAGGGAGTCAGAGGGCTACTGACCCCCTAGAGCGACTTAGTGTGCTGCTATTAAGCAGTCATGTTGAAGCGACGAACGCCCTTACCTGACTTAGCAAGATAGATTGCTAGGTATCCGTAAAGGTTGA